TGGAATAAATAATGGAAAAAAGCAAGTTACAATCGTTCATTAATCGTTATTATTTAGCAGGAAATTGCGAAGCGGTTATTTTAAAAGAACAAACGGATTCAATCGGGTGCGAATTGATTGATATGGATCAAACCGTGGTAGGTAAAATCAAATGGAATACCGCACCATTTATGACAGGTATGTTAGGTATTAATCATACCGGAGCACTAATTAAAATGCTAGGAGCATTGGGCGAAAATATTACAATGGATGTTAAAAATGCAGCTGGTAAGAATTATGCAATGAAAATTTCAGAAGGGAGCACGCAAGCAACTTTTATGTTAGCTGATACAACGGTCATTCCTGCAGTGCCAGCAATCAATGCAGAACCTAACTATGAAATTACTATTCCAGTTAATGAAGAATTCATTAGCAAATTTATCAAAGCAAAAAATGCCTTGCCGGATGCAAAAAACTTTGCAGTGCAAGTTGTTAACGGACAAGTTAAATTCATTATCAATTATACCACAGTTAATGCAGATAACATTTCATTTGAAGTAGGACCAACCACAATGACAACAATGGAACCGGTTTGTTTTTCGGCAGACAAATTAAAAGAAGTATTAGTGGCAAATCGCGGAGATGGTGGAGAATTAAAAGTATCACCGGACGGATTAGCTCGAATTGCATTCACAGGTGCAGATTTTGAATCAACCTATTGGTTAGTAATGTTACAAAATTAATATGATAGTACAAGTAATAAACGAATCATTAAACATGTTACCGGCATATGAAACTCCTCAAAGTGCCGGTATGGATGTAAGATGTACAGAACATATTGTTATGAATCCAGGAGAACGAGTTTTAGCAAAAACTGGTTTATATGTAGAAATACCCGCAGGCTTTGAAATTCAAGTTAGGCCTCGTAGTGGATTGGCATTGAAACAAGGAGTAACCGTTTTAAATACTCCCGGAACCATTGATGCTGATTATCGAGGAGAAATTGGTGTTATTTTAATGAATCATAGCAGCACAGTTGTTGAATTTGCTAAAGGCGATCGCATAGCACAATTGATACTGGCACGAGTAGAGCGAATTGAATGGCAAATAACCGAATCATTATCAGGAACAAAACGAGGACAGCACGGCTTCGGATCAACAGGCAAATAATATGATTGGACAACAAGAAAATACACTTTGGGTAGAATCATTTCGCCCAGACACATTAGAAGGATATATTGGCAATGAACACATTATCGAAAAAGTTAAGATTTTTATCGCAAATGGTGATGTTCCGCATCTATTATTTTATGGATCGGCTGGAACAGGTAAAACAACGTTGGCAAAAATAATTGCAAACAGCGTAGATGCAGATTTAATGTATATCAATGCATCAGATGAAAACTCGGTAGATGCTGTACGAGATAAGATTAAGCGTTATGCATCTACAGTTGGATTTCGTCGTTGGAAAATCATTATTTTAGATGAGGCAGATTATTTAACGCCAAATGCTCAAGCTGCACTTCGCAATTTGATGGAAACATATAGCAAAACAACTCGTTTTATTTTAACGTGTAACTATGTTGAAAAGATTATTGATCCAATTCAATCACGTTGTCAAACATTTGCCATTACACCTCCTAGTAAATCAGATGTAGCAAAGCGATTGGTTGCAGTATTAAATGAAAAGGGTGTTAGTTATGACATCAAGGATGTTGCAGCAATTATCAATGCATCATATCCGGATATTCGTCGAGCAATTAATGCAGCACAAGCATCTGTTGTTAATGGTAATTTGCAATTGGATAAAGCAAGTGCAATTCAAGCAAATTACATGACAGAAGTATTGGAAGTTTTGAAAAATGCTAAAGATAAAAAAGCTGCATTTAACAAGATACGCCAAACAATTGCAGATAGCAAAGTAAAAGATTTTACTCCATTATATACATTTCTTTATGACAATTTAGATGATTTTGCACATGGTCATATTGCTCCATGCATTTTGATTATTGCAGAATCTCAATTCAAAGATGCAAGTGTCGTAGATAAAGAAATCAACATAATGGCAATGTTTGTAAATTTATTAGGAGAATTATGAGTAAATTGAATGTTAATATTGGTCCAAATGATATGCAACCAATTACATGTAAAGAATGTGACGGAATGTATTTTCGTCAAGTAATGGCAATTAACAAAGTATCTAAATTCTTAACAGGTGCCGATAAAGATACTATGGTTCCAATTCCAGTATTTAGATGTGATGATTGCGGATGCATTCCAGAAGAATTTCAACCAATTAAAGTTAAAAAATAATGTCCATATCTTATCACAAAAGCATAGTAACAATTGTGTTTAAAACATCGGATCGTAGCAATGCACGTACAAAAATGAAAACGTTTCGCAATAAATCTATAGATGATATTTTAGATGCAAAGCGTATTATAGGTGTTCCTGATGCTGCTGTGATTTTAGAATTAGGCATAGGCAAACAATTGGAAGAACAATATCGTAAAAAATATAAATTATAATAAATGGCAGAAGAAAAGAAAGGTGCAACAATTTTTGATTTTATTGGTGGGGTAACGGATAAAAAACGCGAATGGAAAAAATGGTCTGAAACGGATCAAAAGAAATTTTCTCCATTTATTGTTAATCGTTGGTTATCGATGCGAATGGAATTAACGGAATTGGTCAATGAGTTACAAACATATACAATTGGATTACTTAGACCACAAGAAACATATCGATTGTACTATGAATTACTGCCAACTAATAAAAGCTTTGCAAAATATATCAAAGGAAAGTCTGAAGATAAATTTGATAAAGATTTATTTGCACAAGATCTATCAAAAACCAAAGACTTAATTGACATTTATGTAAAAGAACAATTGGAATCTTATAAATAATTTCATATAATAGATTATGAAAGACACTTATATTAATCCAGTATATAGATTAGCAGTACGAGATGCGGCATCCGTACCAAGAAAGATTTCTTATTCGCAATGGTCAATGTATGAACGTTGCCCGCTTTCTTGGAAATTATCATATATCGATGGTCTCGCGCCGTTCCAGGCATCAATTGAAACAGTGTTTGGAACGGCATTCCATGAGACATTTCAGTATTTCTTAACCGTAATGTATACAGAATCTGTTAAGAAAGCAGAAAGCTTAGATTTACGCGGAATATTGCAAAACAAGCTTCGAGAAGAATATGCACGATGCGTACAAGAGTTTGGTGGAGAACATTTTTCCAATCCTTTACAATTGGCAGAATACCTAGAAGATGGCGCTGCTATTTTACAATGGTTTAGCAAACGAAGAGGACAATATTTTTCAAGCAAAGATTGGGAATTGGTAGGCATTGAAATTGAATTATGTCATCAAGCATCTCCACACAACCCATCAGTATATTGGTATGGATTCATTGATGTTGTTATGCGACACGTACCTACCAATACTTTCAAATTGTTTGACATTAAAACATCTCGCAATGGTTGGAAGCAAAATGCTAAATCAGATGCAATGAAGTCGGCACAATTAATTGCATATAAAAATTACTTTGCAGAACAGTTTGGTGTGCCGCGCGAAAAGATTGAAGTTGAATTCTTTATTGTTAAACGCAAAATTGTTGAAGAATCAATGTTTCCACAAAAGCGTATTCAAAATCATAAACCAGCAGCCGGGTCTGTAACACAAAAGAAAGTTCAGCGTCAAATTGAATCCTTTGTTGATGCATGTTTCGATTCCGAAGGTACTAAGAATGCCGATAGAAACTATGTAGCTGTTGCCGGTAAGGGTGCAGTTAATTGCAAATATTGTCCATTTAAAACTGATTATGAACGTTGTCCCAAAGAAAATAGGATTCGTGAATAAAATTCATTATAATAGGATATGATTAATTGGCGACATAAACACGTATATGTTTACGAATTCGAAATGCAAAATCATGCATCTTGGAATGGCAAACGTACGTGCACAATGGAATATGCATTATGCACAAATGTAGATGGACCCGATCATAAAGAAAACAGAAAAACATTGGAACATATGCTTCGATTTGTATACGGGCATTATCCAAAGGGTGTTAAATTTGTACGAGAACGACAATGAAAAGAATTGCAATTATCGGAAATACAGATTGGCAAAATAAAAGAAAGATACAAGAAACTCTGCAACTTGTAAAAAAGAAGTTTGGAGATGACTTGATTATAGTAGGTGCTGGCGGAAATGAAGGAGCTAATAGTATGGTTAGGAAGTATACATTAGAATTTGGTTTGCAATATGAAGAATACAATCCATCATTTTCAGGACACAACATGTACTCAGCAATGCCAGAATCGTATTATGGAAAACCATATCACTTTTCACAATTACATCACCGAATGCAACTTATTGCAGAACGATGTGATTACATGATGATTTTAAGCAATCAAACACAATTAGATCCGGTATTGCAAACAGCATGGACAAGAACTAAAAAATTACAAAAACCTGTGGTTATACTAGGTTAAACCATATTTATAATAAAGTTACAAGGAAATAAATGGAGTTACCAAAATTAAAAAAGATCGATGCTAACAAGCCCAAGAAAAAGAAAATTTTATTGTTAGCAGACGATTTTCGATTGCCATCTGGCATCGGAACAATTAGCCGAGAAATTATTTTTAATACCGTACATCATTATGATTGGGTACAATTAGGCGGCGCATTAAAACACCCCGAAGCTGGCCAAGCTTTTGATTTATCTGCACAAGTTGCACAAGAAACAGGCATAACAGATGCATCGGTTAAAATTATTCCATGGAATGGTTATGGTGATCGCAATATATTGTTTGCAATCATTAATCAAGAACAGCCAGATGCAATATTCCATTTTACCGATCCTAGATATTGGACATGGTTATATGCTATCGAACATGAAATTAAAACAACCTATAATATTCCTATAGTTTATTATTCAATTTGGGATGATTTACCATATCCAATGTGGAATGCTCCTTATTATGCAAGTTGTGATTTAATTATGGGTATTAGCAAACAATCTGATAATATTCATCGCGAAGTTCTTACGCAAAATGGATTTGATGTTGTAAATTATGATGCCAAAGAAAGTGTGCCATTGGATGTAAAATGGAATCAAATTATTACCGGATTTGTTCCTCACGGATTAAATCATAATACATTTAAACCATTAATGGAACAAGATCCTATATTCAAACAAATGCACGAAAAAATCAAATTAACTAACGATGTTGATTTTGTAGTATTTTGGAATAATAGAAATATCAGAAGAAAACAACCCGGAGATGTTATTTTAGCATTTAAAACATTTGTAGACGGGCTACCAGAAGAACAACGGCAACGTGTAGCACTAGTAATGCATACTCAACCGGTAGATGAAAATGGTACAGATTTACTTGCCGTAAAAAATGCAATTGCACCTAATTGTAAAATTATATTTTCCGAACAAAAGTTAATGCCGCATGAATTGAATGCATTATATAATGTTTCCGATGTTGTCATCAATATTGGAAGTAATGAAGGATGGGGACTAAGTTCAACGGAAGCTATATTATCAGGTACGCCAATTATTAACAATGTTACCGGTGGATTGCAAGATCAATGCGGTTTTGAAGATGAAAATGGCGAATGGATTAGATTCAATGGCGAATTTTCAACTAATCATAACGGTAGATTTAAAAAACATGGTATTTGGGCAAAACCAGTATTTCCATCTAATAGATCATTGCAAGGTTCGCCACCAACACCATATATCTTTGACGACCGTGTAAGATTTGAAGATGTCGCAGATGCAATTCGTTATTGGTATGACATTCCATCGTCTCAGCGAAGTGAAATGGCAGAAGCTGGCAGAGATTGGTGTTTAAAGAACGGATTAACTGCAGAACAAATGGGTCAAAAAATGATTGAAATGATTGATTATTTATTTGATGCAAAACAACAATCGCGTCCAAGATATACATTAAATAAAGTTATAAAAACAACATACGATAACATAGGAATTGTAAAATAATGAAAACAGTAGTTATAGCATCACCAGTAGCAACACAATCAGGATATGGTCACCATGCCCGAGAAGTAATTGCAAATTTTATAGAACAACGAGGTAAAGAATGGGACATTAAATTAGTTTCATTGCCATGGGGTCATACTCCATTTACATATCCAATACCGATGGATTGGAATCAACGTATTATTCCATTACCATTAACAATGCAACCAGATGTCTGGGTACAAATAACAGTTCCCAATGAATTTCAATCTGTTGGTAAATACAATATTGGTATTACTGCCGGTACTGAAGGGGATATATGTCCCGTTGCTTGGATTGACAATTTAAATTCAATGCAATTAGTTATCGTTCCAAGTGAATTTACTAAAATGGTATTTGAAAATACCGCAAAACAAAATAATAAAGTTATTACAACCCATATTGAAGTTATTCCGGAATATTTTGATGAAACAATTTATAATAACAAAGTTTCTGGTAGTTTAAGCATTCTTGATCAAGTTACCGAATCATTTGCATTTTTATCAGTTGGACATTGGTTGCAAGGACAAGTTGGAGAAGATCGAAAAAATATTGGAGGATTAATTCATTGTTTTTTCAATACATATAAAAATCAAAAAGACGCTCCTGCGCTTATATTAAAAACAAGTGGCGCAACATATTCAGTAATGGATCGAATAGAGATTGAATCTAAAATCAATCAAATACGAGATTTATTTGGTAATGTAAAACTACCAAATGTATATCTTTTACATGGCGATTTAACAGATGAAGAAATGAATTTACTTTACAACCATGACAAAATAAAAGCAATGGTATCATTTACAAAAGCTGAAGGATTTGGTCGTCCATTACTAGAATTTTCAACAACGGGTAAACCTATTATTGCCCCACATTATTCAGGTCAAGCTGATTTCTTAAAGAAAGATTTTATTTGTGCATTACCAGGAGGATTAACAGAAATCCACGGAACAGCTAGAAATGAATTTTTAATTAAAGGAGCAAAGTGGTTTACTCCTGATTATGTATATGCTGGCAAAATGATGAAGGAAGTACAAAAAAATTATAAAAAATGGCAAGAATTAGGAAAACGCCAAAGATATTTTGTTAATTCTACATTTACTAAAACAGCCGTTGCTTCAGTATATGAAAAGGTATTAAATATTGTTGATAATTCATCGCCGAAACAAATGGAATTAAAATTGCCCAAACTAAGTAAAGTTTAATATGAAAATAAGTTATGCTATTACGGTTTGTAATGAATTGCAAGAAATACAACGTTTACTTGATTTTTTACTTGCACATAAACGAGATACTGATAAAATTGTTGTGTTGTTAGACAATACAAAAGCAGATGACGAGATGTTATTAATGCTACGACATTATGATCAATATTATGATAAACACGTAACTGTTTTTCAAGATGAATTTCAAGGACATTTTGCTGATTGGAAAAACAAATTATCATCATATTGTTTTGGCGATTTTATTTTCCAAATTGATGCAGACGAAATACCAAATAAAACTTTAATAGAACAACTACCGAGCATATTAGAAACTAATTCTACAGTAGATGTTATGCTAGTACCTAGAGTAAATACTGTGGAAGGTATGGATCAAGATCATATGCAACAATGGGGTTGGAACGTTAATGAACATGGATGGATCAATTGGCCAGATTATCAATGGAGAATTTATCGCAATGATGATGACATTACTTGGAAAAATAAAGTGCATGAAGTATTACAAGGTTTTACGAAATATGCAATGTTACCAATGGAAGAAGATTATTCATTATATCATCCAAAAACAATTGATCGACAAATTAAACAAAATGCATATTATGACACGTTATAAATCAAAACAAGAAACTTATGTGGATTTGGAAATACAAGCAAGTCAGCAAAAAGTTTTGATTAGTATAGTTGAAGACATAAAACAATTGATTAAACAATATCCCAATGATAAAGAATTAGGAACTGCTCTTCGTACTTATTTTATTAAGAATAAATTATGATAACACATTGCATTTCTACATATAACAATTTACCGTATTTAAAACTAGCAATTCAGTCTGTTAGGAAAAATAGCTATTTTAAAGACGCTCCGTTTATCGTTCATGCTGAAAATTGTACAGATGGCACAAATGAATGGTTGTTTGAAAATCGAAATACCTATAATTTAACTTTATTAATTGAACCAAAAACAATAAAAGTTCGAGGTATCGGCGGCGGAATGAATATATGTGCTGATCATGTAGAAACTGAGTATATTAACTTTTTACATTCAGATTTTTATGTATCCGATAATTGGGATATTGAACTTTTAAAAATACATGAACAACACCCAACTGAAAAATTATGGGTAAATTCATTTAGAATTGAACCTAATATGTTTAACTCGCCTCCTAGATTTGGAACGCATTTAGTACCATTAGATGCCTTTGGTGCATATCATCATGATTTTGATGTAGAACGATTTGAAACTTGGGCTATTAATTTTGCAAAAGAAAATGTAAAATATCAAATACCTAAGGGGGAAGGTGTTTCTGGATTAGTAAAAAAATCAGTTTGGGATGCAGTTGGAGGAAATGATCCATTATTTGCACCAACGTCGTGGGATGACCATGATTTATTTTTACGTATGTTGCAACACGATGTAAGATTCATATTACCAGCATCTTCAGTAGTATGGCACTTTGGTGCACGTGGTAGTCATCGTTTAGAAGAAAATAATGGTCAATCGTCGTTCCGACAACGTAGTGCAGAAGCAGAAAATGCAAAGAAATGGTTAACAAAATGGGGACAGATGCCAAAATTTGATGAATTTGGTATGATTAAAAAGTTTTGATATGAAAGTGTTAGTCGTAGCTACAGATATTCGTAGTTTTTTAGATTTAAAAAATGTTGTTATAGAATTAGGCAAACAACATGTAGAATATTTCTTTTTATACAGCAAATCAACAACTAGGCAATATCCTGCAGGAAATTTAGATAACTATTCATATGACACAAATGTAGAGTTGAATGCGGGGTACACATCAAACACATTAGGTATAACATTGCCATTCGTTCCAGATTTATTATTAATTACTAATGAAAATTGGGAACCTGAAAAACACATCTTATGGGAGTTCAAACAATTGGGTACTATAATTGCATGCGTTGAAAATACCACGTGGTTAGTTGGCACAATTAAATCTAGATTAGAAATGCTGTCTAGGATGAATTTTCCTACTAATTGTATTGATATCTTTTTTGAAAATTCTACATGGAGTTTAGAAACCAAAAAAGCATGCGGATGGTATGATTTTAAATCGGTTGTAGTTGGAAATCCAAAATATGATGATTTGCAAGTTGTTTCACAATCAAATGATGGCATATTAATTTTTGGTACAATGGAAAAGGAAGCACGGGTACGTATGCAATCATTGTTATCACATTTCAATACACTAAATCAAAAAGTATACTATCGACCGCATCCTGGTGAATCTATAAATGAATTTCCTTATAAGAATATCGAATTGATTTTGGATTCAACATTAGTGCCACAAATTGCAGCAAATACAAAAACACACTTAGCCAATATCAGTATATCAGCGTATTATGCAACATTGTTTAACAAACAGTTTATTGCAATCGATGACTTTCTTGGTCGCACTGATGATTTAGAATTAAATTTCTTTAAAGGTGCAGAATATGATTTTTGGGCACCTATTATTAAAGTAAGCTCTTGGGAACAATTTGTTAATAAAATTGGATTAGATAGAATTGAAATATTGCAAAAACGATATGATGTATTAAAACAATGTGTTGAAAATTATCATATGGCAATGGATATTTTAGAAAATAACCATTCACGTTTTAACTCGGATATATTTGATGAGTTTTCGGATAAACAAGCATCTAAAAGAATTGTAGAATATATAAAGAACATATGAACATATACGTAGATATCGATGAAACGATTTGCATGTACAATGGTGAACGCCGTTATGATTTAGCAGTACCTATCTTGGAAAATATTGAAAAAATCAATATATTATATGAAGAAGGACATGAAATTACATATTGGACCGCAAGAGGTTCAGTTACAGGAATTGATTGGTTTGATACAACTAAAATGCAATTAGATAAATGGGGATGTAAATATCATAAATTAATTACAGGTCAAAAGCCTGCATATGATTTATTGATTTGCGATAAAACAAAAAGAATAGAAGAAATATGAAAAAAACTTACATTATTGCTGAAATTGGAATCAACCACAATGGCGATTTAGATATAGCAAAACGATTGATTGATATTGCTGCATTATCTGGATGTGATGCAGTTAAATTCCAAAAGCGTAATCCAGATGTATGTGTACCCGAGCATCAAAAAAATATTATGCGAGATACACCATGGGGTACGATGACTTATTTAGAATACAAATATCGAGTAGAATTTGAAAAAGCAGAATATGATGAAATAGATCGTTATTGTGCAGAAAAGGGCATTAAGTGGTCAGCATCCCCATGGGATATGGATTCTTTAGAATTTTTGCAACAATATGAATTGCCCTTTATAAAATTACCATCGGCAATGCTAACTAATAATGAATTAGTAGAAGCGTGTGCTAAATCTGGAAAAAAATTGATTTTATCTACCGGAATGAGTACGGAAGAAGAAATTGATATGGCAGTTTCATTGATACGTAAACATACAGAAAATTTTGCGATATTGCATCCACGATATTAGAACGACACATAACATTGGATCGTACAATGTGGGGCACGGATCATTTATCATCAGTAGAACCACAAGGATTAATTAAATTAGTCAAAGGCGTACGAGAATTAGAAGAAGCATATGGCGATGGCATCATACAAGTAACGGAATCGGAAAAACCAATTAGAACTAAATTACGAGGATAAATGAACTTCAACGGAAAAAAAATATTTATAACAGGTGGCACTGGCTCATTGGGAAAAGCTCTTATTAAACGATTAAAACAATTTGATTGTACGATTATTGTTTATAGTCGCGATGAGGGCAAGCAAGCATTAGAATTTGGACAAGATTCTTATATTATCAAAGTAATAGGTGACATTAGAGACTTTGACAAATTAAATGTTACATTGCAGAGACATAAACCGGATTATATTATTCATACGGCAGCATTAAAGCGTATTGATGATATGGAATTTTATCCTGACGAATGTGTAAAAACAAACATCAACGGATCAGAAAATGTTGCACGAGCTGCATTAGAGAATGGAATTGAAAAATGTATTTTAGTATCAACCGACAAAGCCTGCCAGCCAGTTAATGTATATGGTTCAAGTAAATTCATTGCCGAGCGAATTTTTACAAATTATGATTATCATTCTACATCGACTATATTTGCATCTGTTAGATATGGAAATGTAATTGCATCGCGCGGGTCATTTATTCCATTATGGTTAGATATGATCAATAACAATCAAACACTCAAAGTTACATCAGAAGCAATGACGCGTTTTTTGTTTACGTTAAACGATGCAGTTGATACCGTATTAGGTGCATTAGAACACGCAGTTGGCGGAGAAGTATTTGTTCCACAAATTAATTCTTATACACTGCCAACATGTATTAATGCATTGGGCAAAATGTTAAACAAACAACCTAAAACGGAATTAATGGGTCTTCGTCCTGGAGAAAAATTGCATGAAGATATGTTAGCTGTTACCGAATTGCCATTTACATATCAAGTGCCAGGACTTAATTTATTACAAATCCGGCCACAATATACTAATAAACAACATCAAGATTTTCAAAAATATACAGGTCCAGAATTTAATTCAGCACTATGGGTAAAAGAAGATACTGATGAATTAATTCAATTAATTAAGGACGGAATAAAATGAATATATTATATTTAGGTTATTTAGATAATCAAATTCACTCATTTCTAAAAACTAAAGGATCTGTTTTTCAAACGTTAGAGCCGTTACATCAAAATTTTGAAATTGAATGTTATGATTGGATTATAAGTTATGGGTATGCTCATATTATTAAACAACATATAATTGATAGAACAGCAAATCCAATAATTAATTTACATATATCATATCTACCTTATAATAAAGGAGCTGATCCAAATTTTTGGAGTTGGTTTGAAAATACTCCAAAAGGGGTTACTATTCATCAAATTGATAGCGGCATTGATACTGGTGATATTTTTATACAAAAAGAAGTAATCTTTAATAATGATGCAACATTGGCGTCATCGTATGAGATATTACGAAATGAAATTGAAAAATTATTTATTGATAATTTTGATAACATCGTAAATAAAACAATCATACCAAAAAAACAAATCGGTATTGGTACTTTTCATGTACGTGCAGATTTAGATAAGTATAAACATTTACTCGTGCATGGTTGGAATACTCCCGTCAATCAAATTAAAATATCCGATGCAGATATTATTAATGAAATTGAAACTGTAAGAAGTAGAAACAACGTCAATTGGATGGATATTTTACGATTAGCATTTCAATATGCCCCAACTGATGCTAGAAAAATTATAGCAAAAATTAATAAAGATGATTATAGAATTTCCAAACTTTTAGAACAACTATCAAATAATGGCAACTAAAAATATAAACGATGTTTGCGTTTTAGTACAAGCTCGAATGGGGTCGCAACGAGTACCAGGTAAAATGCTACGATCATTTGCTGAAACTACTTTAACGGATATTTTATTTGAAAAATTATCCAATTCATCTATTATTCCTAAATCGAACATTTATTTTTCGGCATATGAAAATGAATTAAAAGAAGTAGGTAAAAAATATGGAATTAATATTTTTAATCGATCAAAAAACTCAGCATTTGCAGAAACTGATATGCAATTGATTTACGAGTGGCATGACAAATTACCGTTTAAATATGTTGTCTTAGTAAGTGCATGTAACCCATTATTAACAATTGAAACTATTGATGCGTTTATCAAATCATTTGTTGAATCCGATAAACAAGGTGCATTCGCTGTATTTGAAAAGAAAACTTACTATTGGAATAAAGACGGACAAGCTATTACCGATTGGCAGGGTGCTAATATAATGAATACTAAATTTGTAGAACCAATATATGAAGCAGCACATTGTTTATATGCAAGCCGTTTAGATATTATCAAAAACGGATATTGGATGGATACGGTTTCACCCCCTGCACCAGAACTTTTTGTAATGAAAGAATTAGAGGCATTTGATATTGATTATGAATGGCAATTTCAATTGGGAGAATATTTATATAAAAGGTTATGATAAAGTTTTTAAATACAAAATCTAATTCGTTGTCCGAAGATATATTTGTAAAAAAATTTACCGGAAAGCGAATATTAGTTATTGGTTCAGGTCCATCTGTTAAATTAACTAATTGGCAAAACATTAATGTTGATTATGTTGTAACTACAACATTCTTTTATTTAAATGATACGATCCGAAATCTTCAAAATATTACCCACGTAACATTATCAGAAATTATAGATTTTAATGATCAACGATTGCATGATTTTTTTGATCAAAATCCAGAATGTACGATTTCTTTAGAACCTAAAGTTGGTCGACCTTTTTATAATACAGATACGTTTTTCCAATTTGAAACCCGATATCGAGAACGTTTAATATATTACAACACAATAATTGATAAGTTAGAAGGCGCAGCAGGTAGATTGGCATTTTTTACAATGGCATTTAATCCTGCAGAATTATATTATGTTGGTATCGATGGACATGCACCTAATAGAAATGCCGCACCAACAAATGCATTTCGTACTAATATTATCGATGGCGATAATGGATTACATTCATATGAAAAATTTATGGATTCGCATCACACCATGGCATCAATTTTACATCAGCATGCAATAAAAAACAAATGTATGTTATATAATCTGGGAGAAGGATTTGAATTTAATTGTTCAACGCCATATAGCATGGAACATTATCCATTGTCAGAAGAAATAAAACAAAAAATAAAATTATAATGGAAACGAATAACATAGAATGGGTGCATTGGCCTGATCCCAGAGCAGTAACGCGCGGCACGGTAGATAGTAGTATAAAAAATTTAACATTATACAGTCAAGCATATCAAACAAGAAAACAACAATATCCAAATTATACACCATCGAACGAAGCAATTGATGTTGCATTAGAAATTGAGCAAAAGGGATATCATAAAATAGAAAATTTTTTAGACATCAATCAAATTGATTTGATAAATAAACGAGTTGATGCTATCTTGCAAGATAAAAATAATCCATATAATCAAAACAAACTTGCTGAGAGTGTAGCACAAACATCTAAACCGTTTATACAATGCCTGCAGCCATTAGTTAGTGCACCAGAAATACATCCATTTGTATTCAATGATTTTATAATTGATATAGCAGGTGCGTATCTAGATTGTTATCCTGCATTCGGAACATGCAATTTAAGACGATCATATGTAAATGATCTACCCGAAACTGGAACGCAAACATATCATGTAGATCCAAATTCTCCTAGATTTTTAAAGTTCTTTATATACTTAGATGATGTAGATGAAAATGGAGGACCTTTTTGTTATATCGAAGGAACGCATCAAAAGAAATTTTGGTTAAATGGACAAAGTTTTAATCAAATGTATAATTGGCCAACTGATATTATAAATCAAATACACGACGGAGAATGTGAAATAAAATATCTTACAGCTAAAAAAGGCGATTTGCTTATGGCTGATACTAATGGTTGGCATCGAGGAACAAAACCATTAAATAAAAATAGAACAATGTTAACATTAGATTATGTTTGTCATGTTGAAGAGTGGAGAGATAGCAGATTTGATTTTAAAAAATCTGATTTTGATTCTTTAAATGATAAATACAAACCATTATGTGATTTTTTAAAATTAGTATAAGATGAGAAAAATATTTTTAGATTGTGGTGCACACGATGGATGTTCCGTTCGATCATTTAAAGAATTATATTATGATTATAATGAATATGAAATATACTCGTTCGAATGCGATAATAATCGATTTACTAAATTAGTTGAAACGGGAGATGTGTTGCAACTAGATAACTTTTATCCTATTAAAAAAGCCATATGGATAAATAATGGCAGAAAATTATTTGATGGGTGGCAATTGCAAGATACTTCGATCGATGATGATGAAAATGGAATAGATGCATTAGATTTATCACAATTTATTTTAGATAACTTTGACAAAACTGATTATATTGTTTTAAAAATGGATATCGAAGGGGCTGAATATAAAGTAATAGATAAAATGTATCGCGATAGATCATTATCTTATATTTCTAAATTTTATGGCGAATTACATGGGCCTAAAAAAGGATACTCAATTGAAGATAATAATAAATTAATACACCAAGTATGGGATTGCGAATTAAAATTATTAAATTGGGATGCATTAGATAGCGACAATTTAAAAAGAATAGAAATAGTTCCATTAAATACACCCGGGTCATTTACTAACCATTCAACGCCCAGAGTAGGGCATGCTTATAGAAACTTATGAAACAAATAACATTCTGCATTCCTAGTAAATCAAATTTACGATATCTTAAAACTTGTATACCATCAATTCGAGAAAATGCTTCGCGAAATGATCATGAGATCATTATATTTGTTGATTCAGATGAAGATGGCACGATTGAATGGTTAGAACAAGTAAAAGACAAATATAATTTAAAATATTTTGTTAATCCAAATTTAGGTAAGAGTTTGTTTGGTATTGGCAAAGCATATGATTATTGTATTGAACAATCAACTACGGATATATTCATGATATTTCATGCCGATATGATGTTAGGGAAAAATGCTGATATCAATGCATTTAAACATTTACAAAAAAAGACAGTTGTTTGTGCAACAAGAGTTGAGCCACCATTGCATCCAAACGGTGGAGAAAAGATTCTACTTGATTTTGGAATTTGGCCAGAAGAATTTAAACAAACTGAGTTTAATCAATATGTAGAAGAACATTTAACTGATACTAAAATTACCAATGGTATATTTGCACCATGGATGATGTATAAAGAAGATTTTTTAGAATTAGGTGGACATGATCCGATACTTCATTCGTGCAGAGAAGATTCAGATATATTCAATCGAATGCAATTAGCTGGATATAAATTCATACAACCATGGAATTCATTAGTATATCATTTAACAGGCCGCGGAGCAGGTAGCTTCGATGGAGATGAAGAACGCCATGCTATGTGGAAAGCTGATATGAATCGTTCTACAATGGAATTTATTAGGAAATGGGGGTCTAATGTAAATCATACGGCTTTATTGGAACCAATAGTATCTCCTAAGTATAACATTGCATATGTAATTAATAAT